GCTTACCTTGAGCTCTGTGAAGAAATAAAAATCTATTTGTATCTAGTGTATAAAAAAGTGCACCACTGCAAGTAATCATATCGTTCATACATATAATTAGCCTGCTAGTTCAACTCTCCATGTGCCAACTGGATAATCGCCGTCAATGCTTAGTAACCATTCGTTATTATTAAATCTGTATTGTACACTTGTATTGAGATTAGTTGTATAAGTAGTTTCAGTTGTGGCACTGGCATCAAATACAATATTCCATTTAGATCCGTCCCATTCAATAATATCATTTGCACTCGCTACTAAAGCACTAGTGTCTGCATTTTGCCAAGCAACTGGCGATTCTAGTGCATTATTATTGCCTACGTCTTCTAACAACAGTAGTCTAACTCCTGCTGTTTTAATACTACTTGGATTAAAGTTTGTAGGATTAATTATATAATCGATACTAGTACGCCCGTCGATAACTGTATCGCTTGGAAAACTATCTTCATCCCAGTTAATTAATATTTTGCTTTCATCAAACGGACTTAGTGTAAATGTACCAGTAACAGTGCTTGCGTTTTCTTGGCTTGTAAAAAATATACGACTTACATCTGCTGCATATTGTCCAGGTAATGCTTCAAAAATTTCTCTCCAATTTTTATTACCTACAATACCGTTTGAGTATAATTGAGCAGTGTCTGCATCTACAAATGCTCCGTATGTTCTGTAATTTACATTTGCCATTTCAGCGGCTGTTTCAGTTTGTGCTTTTCTGCCAAATTCGTTTTCAGTGATGCCAGCACGAGGTACATCGTCGTACGCATTTAGTATAGGCTTGCTTACGCCGTCTTCGATAGTGCCTAGTGTTTCATCAAACATACTTGTAATAATATTTGTAATAACACCCATTTTGCGTACTTTAGTTGGTGGACTGATATAGATCGGAATACTAAATGTAAGTGTGCAAATATCTATTTCACTATCAACGCCGACAGGAACACTTCTATTTGACCAAGTTACATTCTCTAAATTAACAACACTAATACTAGTCCAGTCAATAAAGTTATCAGTAGTTTGCATTTCTAAACTTGGATTAAACAATACAAGTATTTGCTCTAATAACTGCAATTTTTGATCAGTGTTAGTAGTCCATATATCTGCATTTACACGCATCATATACGGTGTAGGAATTAAACGCTCAACTGTATAATTTTTGCCTTGTGTGTTTAGGTATTCGCCAGTTGTTTCATCATATTCGCGTTCTCTAATATTAGTTTTGCGAGTATATGTACTATCTGTTAATCTGTCTTTGTCTAGTTCTAGTCCAGTTAAGTAAACAGCAATACGAGGTGCACTAGGCAATTTGTTTTCACTGTTCTCTCTAATAATGTTTGCTACTTGACGAGTTAGATCACCATATGTTACAGGTACTTCTTTTTGCGCACCTTTTCCGTCTTGCACAGGAAAGTTTGCTAGTATACGCATCATTTGGGTAAGGTATCTTCTTACTTGTCCGTCATAAAAATGTTGCATTAGTTGTCTGCCCTTGGTCTAAGTGCTTTAGAAAGACTTTGACGTTCTTCAACCGTCTCACCACTAATTTCACTAGTTTTAGTATTATTAATAAACGATGATTTTTGTGTTTGTCTTTCTAGTGTATTACTTAGTGTCATTCTAATATCGTCGTTAANTTTGACCCAACGTTGTCCATCATAGCGGAACATTCTATTAGGTAAAAAGTCAGTACGTAAAAAGTAATCACCATCTTCGTTGTTTCTAGGAAATGCAATACCAAATCCAAAAGGCGCTCCATTAGGAGCAGCATTACCTGTGCCTACTAGATAGCCTGTATATCCTTCGCGCTCAGGTCTACTTACAATTTCATCTGCATTTCTATTAATATTACTTGCATCGATATCTTCATTATCTGCTGTTTGCAATGATACACTACCGTCGTCATTTGTACTAACTGTATAATAGTGACTAATATCATATCCGCTCTTAGGAGCATCAGCTTCTGCTTGGGCAACTACTGCGTTTGAAATTTGCATTTCTTTTTCGTAGGTNGACAATAAGTCTCTTAGCGTATCAGTACTTCCTTCTTCTGCAGGTAGATCTAATATTTCGTTGTATTCTTGGCCATCGTATATCTGCTTTAATTTTAAGCGGTATAAGTGAGGATACCAAGTAGGCGAAAATCCTTCAGCAGCACGATTTACATCTTCAACAACATAAAATCTTTTTAGTGCAATACTGTAATCATTCAGTGCGTATTCGTCTTTTAAGTGCGGTAATTCGATTACATCGCCTGGCATAATTTTTCTACCCAGTGTCTTAACTGAACTATTAATGTGTATAGTAAGCATCAATGTGTCATTGCTAAGGAACAATCCAAATTGACTCAAATCAAAGTCTATATCTTGGACATTATAAATGCCTCGCATGCTATAAACATCTGGGTCATACTTTCTGTCTCTATTTTCTAAAAACAACAGATCTTGTATATTAGTTTCTTTAACAACATCGTATGTGGGTTGATCAGCAGTACCTTCACCCTCAGCAGGATTCTCTGCTCCTAAGAATTTATGGATATTAATATCAGTTCCGCCAATGGTAAACATTTCATAGACTTGCTTGTCTATAAAATGATAATCGTTGCCGCGTTCCGGTTTGTATAATGATAAGCGAGGGATAGCTGTTCTCCTATTCGTTATATATATTTATCCGACGGATAAATACTAGTGGAGAACCAATATGGCAAATTTAGCAACTCAAAAACAAGAAATATTTGACTATGTAAACACATTCTTAGGTGGTGGCATGGTCGATGTAGAGCTTGACCCAGTTCACTATGAAACTGCGCTTAAAAAGGCGCTTACACGCTACAGACAGCGTTCTGAACATTCGGTTGAGGAAAGCTATATGTTTTTGACAACAGTAATTGACCAGAATGAGTATGTATTACCAAATGAAGTAATTGAAGTAAGAAAAATATTTAGACGCAGTATAGGATCACGTACAGGCGGCGGAGATGGCGGCAGTTTGTTTGAACCGTTTAACATGGCATACACAAACACCTATTTGCTATCTGGTTCTAAGCTTGGCGGACTAGCAACATATGATATGTTTGCACAGCATCAAGAGCTTGTAGGCCGTATGTTTGGTAGCTTCATTGAGTTTCAGTGGAATAGCACAACTAAAAAACTTACTATGCTGCAACGTCCAAGAGCAGAGGAAGGACTAATGTTAATGTGTTACAACTATCGTCCTGACGAACAATTACTTGCTGACTATCTAGGTGCACAATGGATCAAAGACTATACGCTTGCTAGTTGCAAATATATGCTAGGTGAAGCACGTTCAAAGTTTGCTACTATTGCAGGCCCACAAGGTGGATCAACTCTCAACGGCGATAGTTTAAAAGCAGAAGCACAAGCTGAAATGGACAAGTTAGAAACTGAAGTAGCAATGGCACAAGCAGGCGGCACAGGCTACGGATTTACAATAGGCTAAAATCTCCCCGAGTTTACGCTAACATTTACATATGCTGTAAATACAATATAACAAAGGAGTTACTATTGTGTGCAGTCCGTTTGTAAGAAAAGAAGCCAATCGCTTTTACTGGATAGTAAAAGGTTCATTAATCCCCCAATCATGGTCCGACACAGATGTAGAAGGCATATACGATAGCTATATGAAACGCATCTGGGGCAATCACGAAAATTGTGTTAGCGAAGAAGGATTTCCTACTGCTTGGGCAGAAAGAGAAGCAGAAGAAATAAACCGAGTTGCTGTATTAGGTTACGATTAAGGTTGACAAATACATAAGTTCTGTTATAATAATATAATTATAGGAGAACAATATGAAACTGAAACTATTAGTTATTGGCCATGGTAGACACGGTAAAGACACTGTATGTGAAATGCTTCGCGACAAATATGGTTATAGTTTTGAAAGCAGTAGTAAGTTCTGTAGCAAGTTGTTTATCTATAATGATTTAAAAGACAAGTACGGGTACACTGACGAAGAGAAGTGCTACGCTGATAGACACAATCATCGTCAAGAATGGTATGAAGCTATCTGTGATTATAATGTGCCTGATGCAGGCACATTAGGTAGAGAAATATTCAAAGCACACGACATCTATTGCGGACTACGCAACAAGCGTGAATTCCATGCTATGAAAAATACTGGGATATTTGACAAAGCTATTTGGGTAGATCGCTCGGATCATCTTCCTCCTGAAAGCAAAAACTCTATGAGCTTAGAGCAGTGGATGGCAGATTATACTATCGACAATAACGGCACACTTGAAGAATTAGAGTTTAACTTAGCTCAACTTATTGAGCATATTGATCCTTATAGTGCATCAGAAGTCGGGTCGTAGATCACCTTGTTTCCAGCGCACCCCTTCTTTCTGTAAAGTACGCTGACAGTTAGCACATATAGTTTTTAGGTTATTAGGACGGCAATTATTTAAATCTCCGTCAATATGAAACACATTAAAAACTTCATAATGTTTGCTTGAAAAATTACACTTTTCGCAAGTATCTTTTTTCTCATAGCCACGCTGCTTCCATAAAGGAATGCCGTGACCTAATCCGTTGCGTAAACAGCGTTCACATTTTTTTCTATAATAAATTTTTCCGTCTTTGCGATAATTTATTGCCGCCGGACGCTGTCCGCAAGTACACAATGGTCTCATAACGCTAATATTTATCTGTTTGCCGAAAACCTCACCTTTTTGACCCCTTTTTACCGGCATATTATAGGGTGATTTAAGTGCAATATAATAAATACTGTATAAGAATTATTACCATCCTACAGGAGAAATAACATGGCATTAGTATCACCAGGCGTAGAAGTTAACGTAATTGACGAAAGTTTCTACACTCCAGCAGCAGCTGGCACGGTACCTATGATCTTTGTAGCTTCAGCTAGCAATAAAACTAGAAGCAGCGGCACAGGAACAGCACCAGGTACATTAAAAGCAAACGCAGGTCAACCATATTTAATCACTAGTCAGCGCGAGCTTGGTGAAACATTTGGTGATCCGCTATTTTACAGCGACAACAACGGCAATATGATCCACGGTGGAGAGCTTAACGAATATGGCTTACAAGCTGCGTATTCAACACTAGGTGTAAGCAACCGTGCTTATGTTGTTCGTGCAGATTTAGATCTAGCAGAACTAGAAGCAAGCGCAACAGCACCAGGCGGAGAAGCAGCAGACAGTGCATATTGGCTAGACACAAACGTTAGTAACTACGGCATCCTACAGTGGAGCGGCGCAGGCATTAATGTTGTAGGCGGACAAACATTTACATCAAAAGTACCAACAGTAATAACAGTAGTTACTGACTTAATTGGTAACACAGCAGGTAATGCACCTAAAGCTTCAATCGGAGCAATTGGCGACTATGCTGTAGATGCAAACGATACAATGAATAGATTGTACTACAAAACACCAGGATTTGGTACAACTGCTCAACGAGCAACTAACACAGGTACTTGGGTAGAAGTTGGCAGTGATGCATGGAAGGCAAGCTGGGCAGCAACACGTGGCACAGTATCAAATCCTACATTAACTACTAGTGATAGTATTACTATTAATACTACAGATGTTCCATTAGCGTCTGGTACAGACATTGCAGCATTAGTTACAATTATCAATGCAGCAGGCATTGCAGGTGTAACAGCAGCACTAGTAGACGGTTCAATTGAAATTTATGCAAATAGTTTGAGTGAATCAAATGGTTCAGTTGCAGACGGCAAAGTAGCATTAGCAACTGGCACAGGTGATTTGCTAACAGACCTAGGACTAACAGCAGGTACTTACAGTTCAGCTAGATTAGAACTAGCACCTCACACAAGTGTTCCAGAATTTAAAACAGGTGATACAACACCAGCACCAAGTGGCAGTATTTGGATTAAAACTACTACTCCAAATGGCGGCGCGAACATCAGTGTTAAGCAGTATAGCACAGCTACACAGCTATGGTCAACAGTATCAGCNCCATTGTATACTACACCAGAAGGTGCACTATACAGTCTTGATAAAACAGGTGGCGGCGCAAATCTTGCAGCAGGCGCACTATACATAAAAGTAAACGTTGACGAACTTGCTAACCCAATCGGCAACTACAAAGTGTATACTCGTGCAGCAGCAGGAGCAACTAGTGTTTCTAGTTCAGTAATTACTGGTATTACAGCAGCTACATATACATTTACTCTACAAGAAACTAGAGCAGATTCACCAACATTTAGCACAGCATTTGGTGTAGAAGTTACCACAACTGGTGCATCTACTGATGCAGAATTAATTGCAGCAGCAATTAACGCAAAAGGTATGACAAATGTTGTAGCACTAGTTGACGCACAAAATAGAGTTGTAATTCAACACAAATTAGGCGGCGATATTAAAATGGTCGACACCAACGGATTGTTAGCACTAGCAGGATTTAGTTCTGCTAATACTGCTAATCTTTACGTTGGTCCAGATACCAATGGCGACGGATCATCACAAGATTCAGAAGGCCTTATTGCTTCAAACTGGATGCCACTAGTATATACAGCATCAGGCGAAGAGCCATTAAACTTACCTGCACAAGGTGCATTATGGTATAGCTCAGTAGTTGACGAAGTTGATATCCTAGTACACAGCGGCACATCTTGGGTCGGACTAAACCATGCAAACAGCCCATATAGCAATACTAATGCTAATGGTCCAATTGTAAGTGCAACTGCTCCTACAACACAAAATGATGTTGCTAAAACAGCACTAGTAGAAGGCGATATTTGGGTTAGTACAGCAGACGTTGAAAACTATCCAGCTATTTACAGATGGAACAACACACTTGATGAGTGGATCTTGCTTGATAAAGCAGATCAAACTACTGAAAATGGTGTATTATTTGCTGATGCACGTGACGGCGATACAGGCGGAACTGCTGATGATGCNCCAAGTGCAACTATTGCAGAACTACTAGTAAGTAATTACTTAGACCCAGATGCACCAGATCCTGCACTATATCCAAAAGGTATGTTGCTATGGAACCTACGCAGAAGTGGATTTAACGTTAAGCGTTTCGAGCGTAACTACATTGATACAGCAGCTCTAAACGAGCGCAACGGCGACGAATCAATGGCAAGTTACTACCCACATCGTTGGGTTACTGATTCAGGTAACCAAGCAGATGGATCAGGTAGCTTTGGACGTCATGCACAGCGTAAGAGTGTTACACAGGCACTACAAGCACTAGTTAATAGCAACCAAGAAATCCGTGACGAAGAAAGTCGTCAGTTTAACTTGCTAGCTTGCCCAGGTTATCCAGAGCTAATTGGTGAAATGATCACACTAAACTATGACAGACGCTTAACAGCATTTGTTGTTGGTGATACACCTTTACGTTTAACACCAGATGCAACTTCATTAAATGAATGGGCAACTAACACTAAACTAGCACTAGAAGATAACGATAACGGTGCAGTAAGCTTTGACGAGTACATGGCTATGTATTACGGCGCAGGCTTTACAAGTGACAATGCAGGAAATAACATTGTTGTTCCAGCTTCACACATGGCGCTACGTACTATCATACTAAACGACCAAGTTGCGTTCCCCTGGTTTGCTCCAGCAGGTACAAGACGTGGTGGTGTAAGCAATGCTACAAGTTCAGGCTATATTAATAGCGAAGGTGAATTTGTTTCAGTAGCACTAAACACTGGACAACGTGATACACTATATTCAAACGCAATTAATCCAATTACGTTTATTAGTGGCGCAGGACTTGTTGTATTTGGTCAGAAGACTCGTGCAAGAAATGCAAGTGCGTTGGATCGTGTTAACGTAGCACGTCTAACTGTATACTTACGTGGACAGCTAGAGCTATTAGCAAAACCGTATCTGTTTGAACCAAATGACAAGATCACACGTGATCAAGTCAAAGCAGCAGCAGATGCACTATTATTGGAATTGGTAGCACTAAGAGCACTTTACGACTTTATTGCAGTATGTGATGAAACAAACAACACACCTGCAAGAATTGACCGTAACGAGCTATACTTAGATATTGCTATTGAACCAGTAAAAGCAATTGAATTTATTTACATTCCATTGCGTTTGAAGAACACAGGTGAAATTGCAGCACTAGGTTAATATGCGCATATAATGAGTGGGGAAAGCTCCCCACTCATTTAAGCATAAATACTGTATAGGAGATTATAAATGCCAATTACAACATTACAAAATATTAGTGTGCCTACAGAAGGTGCTGGAAGTAACTCATCATTATTGATGCCTAAGCTACAGTATCGCTTTAGAGTATTACTAGACAACTTTGGTACAACTGGTGGCCCAGACGGTACAAGAGAAGTTTCAAGACAGGTAGTAGACGTAACTCGTCCAAACGTTAGTTTTGAGCAAATG